TTACCCTGCGATACCATCAGCAATCGCTTTTGCAATCTTCTTGTATCCAAGTTTTTTGTAAAGATTGTAATCATCTCGATCATCGACAAAACATACCTCGATTAGGATTGCTTTATTGATCGTATGATTAAGATAATACAGATTTCCTGTTGTTTTAATTCCTCTGTTTGTAAATCCTAGCTTTTTCATGTTTGCTAAGATTCTGTTTCCAACAGTTTTCTTAATCCCTACACTCTGAGTGCACCAGATTTCTGTTCCTGCTACTTTCTTATCTCCTTTTCTGTCGTTGCGACCAGAATTGAGATGAATTGATACATCTAATGCTGCTTGTCTTTTGTTGCACTTAGTACAGATCTTTCTGAGGACGTCCGTCTGACTAGTTCCATTGCTAACTGTACAATTATATGCCTTATGTCCTTTTTTCTTTAATAGCCTTACGACTTCTTTGCAGATTTTTCTGTCTTCTCTGCTCTCATCTAATAAGTCACTTGCTCCACAGGCAATCTTACCTGCGGGGTTGTGACCGCCATGAATATTATATACTGCCATTATTCTTCCTCCTGATCTTTATTTACTACTTTGTCTGCTACTTCTAATCCTTTTGTTAATGCTTTGGGTACGTTATATCCTGCTTCCACAAAATTTTCCACGATAGATCGAATCTCATTGATCAGCAATGACGCCAATACAAACCATCCAAGTAATGTTGTAATCCCCAGATCTACGCCAATTACTTTTCCAATCTCAATGAAAACTGCTGATGATCCGAATGCTACCATTATCATAATCCAGTATCCTAACTTTTTCATGACACCTCTCCAGCCAATTCGTGAACTTACTTTTCCTTCCATCTTCGCGCCCATCCAACCAGTAAACTGATCCGCTACATTCAGTGCCAGATAAGCCACAAAAAGAATCCAGTGTTCGCCTAAAATGTAACTCAGTACGGCAACGATCGATCCGGTCACTGCGTTATATGTGTCAATTACATTGTTTGTCATTTTCTTCATTTCCCTCACTTTCCTTTCTTTGGTTAGAAAATTATTATTTTACACACAAAAATAAGACCTCTTAGGGTCTTGCTCGAATTTTTATAAAATTTTTCATTTTTGCTTTACCTTTTCTCTTTTTAGATTGTTATCATAGTATCAATGGAAAATTATTCTCCCACTTCTGCATCCTGGATCTCATAAAACTTATTTGTAAACTCAGCAATGTCTTTTCTGATCTGCACTTTATTTGCTTTATAAAGATCCCGATCCTGGATTGTCTGGTTTACACTATCGTTACCAGCTCCATCACTTGTTACGTTTGCGGATAAATAAACCACCTGTTTATCTACATCCCCATCCTTTACTGTAATTGTTCCTGTAAGTGTTGTACTTTTTCTTGTTTCTAGCATAGTTATGCTCCTTTCTTATAAATAAAAGACACTAGCAGTTAAGCTAATGCCTTAGTTAATTGTTCTATTTTCTTTTCCATTTTTGCTATTTTGAATTGCAGATCATTGATGATCGCTTCGTGTATATCAATTTTGCCGGATTGGTATAGTAGATCTTTTCTTGTTTTTTGGATCATGAATGTATTAGCTCCGATTAATTCATCGTAAGCTAGCGTATATACCTCATTCATATCTTTTATACCATATGCCTTTTCAGCATAATCTTGATTTATATGTGACGCTACGCAAGTTCCAAACTGCTCATCATATTTTTTTCCATATGCATTTAAAGTTTTATCTACATTCTGAGCCTTAAACCCTATATGATATTTATCATCTGAGTCATCCTTAAATCGATACTTGACTGGTTCTAATTGCATGTATGAATTTATGAAATCATCATCAAAATGTTTAAAGTCTTTTTTGATTCTTTCATCTGAAGAGTTCCTGAATCCTTTTCGAGAGCTTACTCCAGATGTTTCGATATACATCATACCACTACCAGAATCTCCGTTTACATAAAACGCATGATATCCAGCGTAATAATAAATATTGTTAGTGTTATTATAATTACCACAACCTAAATATGCATCGGTTCTACCATCCCATGTATAATGACCATTAGAAGAATTATAAATATAACCACCTAACAGTATAGACCCAGTAAAACTTAAGCAATCCCAATTGCTTTGAGCTATAATCCTAGAAGTGTAATCAGCATATGAATTATTATAATGAAAGTCAATATACGGTGTATCACCATAAAGCTCTATTCCCTGATCTCCAGTTCTTATACGGCTGTTTGCCCATGCAAAATCAAAACCGTCCAAACCAAAATGAGCAGATGTATTAACGTCTTGAATTGTGAGAAAATCTTTTCCAATTTTCATATAGACGTCCTCTTGATTTCCATGAACTGTTATATGTTCTATGTTTAATGTTCCATCATACTCAACTCTAAATGGTGCATATTTGGCTTCGTCATTGCCTGCCCAAAAAGCATAATCACTACCGAATCCAGAACATGTAGAACCAGAACCAGTTTTCAGATATGTATCAGTAATCTCATACTTACCGATTGTTCCACTCGTAGCACCGATTTTTCCACTAATATCAGCATTAGAAGATACAAATTTACCATCATACCCAACCCTAAACGGAGCTGAATCACTACTATCTGCACCTGCCCAAAATGCTTGGTTACCGCCGATACCAGTACACGTAGAGCCACTTCCAGTGATGAGCCATTGGTCGGTAATTTTGTATTTACCGATTGTTCCGCCTTTTGCTGTGATATTTCCACTAGCATCCCACTTCAAATACTTACTATCAAAACTACCATCCTTAAGATTTAAGAATGATCCTGTCGAATTAGCTACATAATTCTTAGAGCGAATAGCATCTGTTGCAATTTTATCTGCTGTGATAGAACCAGTGTAAATTTTACCGCCATCAATCCAAGTAGAATTAGTTGTCCAATTTGATACAAGATTTGCTTGCGGTAAGTAGTCTTCTGGTGCTGGTGTCCAATCGGTTACCTTATTGCCTTTTTCAACTTTAAAAGCCTTATATTGAATAGAACCACTTGCAATATAATCTGTTCTAAGAGCACAGTTCCAATAAGTATTTATATACATAGCTGAACTCATTGTAAAACTATATAAGAACTCAAATTCTCCACTACCAGATATCGACTTATGTTCAGAAGGTCCAAACTCTCCATTACCCCATGCTGTAATATTCCCAGAACCCTGTATCCAAATTCTTGCCGTTTGTCCAGACGCAGGAACTATATCAGTGTATTTGATATATAAATGCACTGTTACAACATCGCCAATAGCAATACCCTTACACGTTACTTGTCCTAAACCAAAACAAGTATTTTCTACTCCACTAAATGAAGTAATAGCTGTAGAATATGAATTAGATGTATTTAACGCTAAATTCCTTCCACCAACTTCAAAACTATTTAATATTCCATTTTTAGCGTCCGTACTTAATCCATTAAAAGTTACTAACCCATTCATATTAATAGCAGATGCTACCAACGTAGCAGTTTTATCGGTCAGTTCAAAATCAGTTGAATTTGTACCAGATTTAACCAACCAACTGAATTTATCAGCAGTTTGACTAGCTATTGTTTCTACAGCTGTAATTTGCTGATCTACATCTTCTGGTGCTTCAGTGTAATCGGTTGCTTTGCTACCATATTCAATTTTTACTTTTTTAAAATGTATTGAACCATTACTAACTAGTTGTAATGAAACACTCGTATATGCTACAGCGTTACTACTACCATAAGTTTTTTTAAGATCTCCCTCTGAAAAAGGAACTTGTACCCTGATCCATTTCCCATCAGATAAAGGTGCACTTAATTTACATTGTGTCCCGGATAATATATCTTGAGATTCGTACCAACCAATGCGACCACCTCCGCTATTATACGTTTGCAATGCACAAATACACCCACGATCTAATTCAGAAACCTTGTCGCACATGAAATCAAACGATACAATAATTCCTCTATGCATTTCTTCAACTGGTATAAAAGCATGTGGGATAATTCTATTCCACTCTAAACCAGCCCCGCTCCTGCTTATTGATACAACCGTAAACCCATCATCATCGATACTTTTTCTGTAATTACCATTTATATACCAGTAATCATCACCCGATGTGAAATCCTTACTACGCAATACTAAATTTCTTCCACCGATTTCTAAATTAGCAAGATTCGTTTCTGTACTAGAAACCCTTGTAGTTAAACCTGTCAGACTTGTTTCGACTTTCGTAACTCTTTCCTGTGTTCCTGCTAAATTTGATTTCACTTCCGATACCGTCTGAGTGGTTCCTGCTAAATTTGATTCAATCGTATTGGCTTTCGTTGTAACAGCTACAATTGAATCATTTTGACTATTCAGAATCGTTGTATGTTCGCCGATCGTGGTTTTCATACTATCTACAGTATTTACAGTTGCGTTATATCTGCTTAGTAAAGCATCATAGTTTCCTTTGATCGTTGTATCTTCGCTGATCAGAGAAGATATCTGTCCCTGCATCATACTGATGCTTGTTGTGTGAGATGTTGTGATCTCTGTGATATTGTCGATCTGAGATTGTGTATCTTCAGGGGCTGGTGTCCAATCAGTTGCTTTGTTGCCTTTTTCTAACTTAGGGCATGCAAAATATACTTTATCTCCAGATGTCATTTCACTTGTAACTTCAAATCCAATTTGATTTAAGTAACTATTATCTGCTAACATATCTTCTGTAATAGTAAAAGTTACATACACTTGTTTCCATTCTGTAGTAATCGCATCAGTCTTATCTTTAAACCAACCTGCATTAACTTTGTTAATGACTCTGTACGAACAATTAATTTGTTTCCCGCTAGTATTATTTGTTCGTGCATAAATTGAATACGTAAACACATCTCCAACTTTGGCAAGTTCACGATCAATAATATGTTTTTTAAATAGAATTGTAAGACGTCCCCATCGAGAAGTTGTAGTCATTGTAGAACATCCATTGTAAGTGCCTTCTTCGGAAGTAAACCAACCTACACCATAAAAATCAGTATGTTTTTTAGGTTCTTTGGAGTACAGAAGTAAATTCCTACCACCAACCTCAATCTCATCCACAGTCGTCGCTAGCTCATTAAACACAACATCAAGAGTCTGATTCTTGTCATTCATATTAATAACAGACGATTTCAACTTCGTAGTAGAACCATTCACTTCTCTAACAACACTGTTAATATCTAGCTTAGAACCAGATATGTTAGCATTGTCAGCAACAACATTATCTCGGATAATCTTCCTTTGAATCGTATTCTCTGTAGCTCCAAGAGCATCCCAAATTAGTTTTCCATCCTTATCCCAGACAGACATACTGTAATCGTTTGAAGCATCTTTTCCAATCTGGACCCTGACACGGTTTGCATCAGAAATCTGAATGGTATTATCACTCCATTTTGACTTACCGTCAGAACTATGTACCGTCAGATTTGTTGTATTAATATCCATACCTGTGATCTTGTCAAATGCTAGATTCTCAATCATCGCGTTCTTGATCATACCGTTTTCAATAGTAGTATTCTTACTATTTAATGTAAGTGATTGGATATTAGCGGATGTTAAGTTGCCATTTACAAGTGTATTCAGATTGGCGTAATTACCTTCCAGTATGCTAATCTTTGCTGTTGCAGCGTTTAAATCCGTGATTGTCGCTTTTGTCGCTGTCAAGTTTTGAATGTTTGCATTAGCGGCTTTTAAGTCATTTGCTGTTGCAGTTTTGAATGTTGCGTAATCGGATTGTAGATCGTCAATCTTACCAGATTCAGCTTTTAGATTTGTGATCGTTGCATATGTAAGACTTGCATCGGTAGCTTTCAAATATCCAAATGTTCCAACTTTTGCTTCTAGTTCGGATGTCTTTACAGTATTTGCTTCTAAGTTCTCTATCTTAGCATTTGCAGCATTTAGATTCGTTGTTGTTGTTTCTTTAAAAGATGCTACATCTGATTTAAGATTTTCAAATTCACCTGTTTTAAATTTCAAAACATCTCCAGACAGATTCTTGATCGTTGCATTTGTCGCTGTCAGATTATCCACCATGAGTTTTTTTACAAAGGCTAATTCGTACTCAACTCGTTCTGCCATTTCGGTTATAGGACCTTTTGTGTCAGAATCATCTTCCTCGGCGGTATTCCCATAACTTGCAATTGTCTGCATCAATCCACCGTCATAACTTGTTATCAATGATATGATCGGTATTGTGAATTTCGTGACATCATTTTTTACAGCAGTAACAATATCTCCAATATCAAGTCTCATATCTCCGATAAATCTTAATGCTGCAGGTGTGAATACTAAGCCTTGGACAGTATTATAAACACCGTCTAATATACCCTGTGTCATAACCGGATTTTGCATACTTATGCCGGTAGCTCCTGATCCAGATGAAAGTGTCTGATCTGAGTTATCACATGTCAATCTTTTGATACTAAAACTTTCTTCTGTTTCTTGCAGATCGTTATAAAATATATTGCTTGGAATCTCGTAATCAATACCCTGATACCATCGAAACTCGATCATTCCAGTTCTTCCACATATAGCAAATTTACCGAATAATCCTGCGATAAATCCGATGGTTTCTTTGTATGTATATCCATCAAAAGGATTTACATATGTTGTGATCACTTCGCTTTCCTCAGTTTCTTCGTTGTAATCACCTTCCTCAATGACCGCTCTTTGATTAATCTGGATTCCTCGCTGTAATGTAGATATATCAATCGCCATGCCTGTCATCGTGCTGATTTCAGCCAATATATCTACTGCATCAACTGGATATCCTAATTGGGAATAATATGCCCCATTGCATCTGCTTGCTAATCTGTCATATGCGGTAAACGTAACCTTGTTGCTTTCAATCTTGGGATTCTGGATCGTATATAACCCCATCGGAATATATTCCATATCTCCATCGACTTCCACGCCGATCTCCAAGCTGACTTCTTTTCCAGACAACGCAATTCCTTTATTCTCAATCGTTGCCTGAACATAGCTCGCCACTGCACTCCCGATCGTTATTTCTTCCGCACCAGACGTTATTGTAAAATTCTTTACAGATTCTACTAATACTTTTTCATTCTCCAGAAGCCTTGTATTAAATTTTCTGTTTGACCCTGCTATTGCATCGCCAAATTTTTTACTTGCCTGATACATATAGCATCACCTCCGGCTTAGTCTTCGATCATAAACATCAGGTCTTCAATATCTGCAACAGATGGGATGTCATAGCGATCTGCATTTTCACATCGTTCAAGTTCTGCGAATGAAACTTTCATGATATCAATATCAGTATCCACTTCCTGCAGTTCTTTGATTTCTTCATTTGCAATCTCTTTGCTTTCATCTGTCATTTCATACTGGTTTTCTTTCACGATCGGCTTATCGTCCTTATCTTTTTCTGCGTATCGTTCACAGATCTTAAGGCGGTTTTCATCATATTCTTCGATCGCTTTTCGGAACGCTTTCATATTTTTAGAAATTGCATATCCTAATTTTGCCGTGTAAACTTTGCTTGACTGTTTTACTAATCCTTCGTGGATTCTCATAATCTCTTTTAACTTCATTTCCATCTCTCCTATTTCTGCACGATCTGAACGCTCGCACTTTTATAATAATAAATACCATCTCCGATATACCCCAGATGTTCTTTTGTAAGAGTTCCTCGGTATACAGTGATGGTATGTGTTGTTCCCATGTCTCTAAATGTGATCGGAAAGAATCCTTTCACAAGATTATTTTTTATCTTCTTAACTTCGGACTCTGTGAGGACTCCCCACTTGATATCCAATGTCTTTTTCTCTGCAATTGCTTCTCCAATCATATCTCCTGATGATGATCGTTCGGTATTCGCACTCCAGATGATCTCATCCGAAGTGCTTAGTTCAACCGGCTCTGGCAATGCAGTGTTTCCACATGTCAGTGTTGCCATCTTATTTCTCCTTAGATTAGGATCGGTCGTTTGCCGGCTCTGATATCTGCGTTGTTGTTATCATTTACGGTTTTGGTTATTTTCTTCCCATCCAGGTAAACATCTGTATCAATAGATTTTACAGCATTGATCAGTTCCATGAGCAGGCGGATGATTTGATCATCTTTACTGCTGCCGCCGGATAACTCTGCTGCCTTTTTAGCCATGGCGATCATCTTGTCTTCTGGTGCTACGACCTCGCCTTGATGGCGGTTATCTCCGATCATGGCAAGCTGTGGGGTGTTTTTCTTTACGTAGCCACCTTGTGCTAATTTTGGCACCCTGCCTTTGATGTTTACTCCCGGTATTTTGTTTATTACACCAATCGCTCCATTTATGGTGCCAGCAATTCCATTCCATGCCGCTTTCAAAGGTCTAGTAAAAACGTCTTTAAACTTAGCTACTAACGTTGTGCTTGCTTTTGTTCTTAAATAATTCCATGCTTTTGATACCTTAGATATGCCCTTTGAAGCCAAGTTTTTTATTTTAGCTTTTAATGTAACTGGTTTATCTTTTAATGAATTAAAAACATTCCTTACAGAATCAAAAGCCTTTGTCTTGATTGCAGTATATGTGGCAACTACTGTTTTCTTTATATCGCCAATTTTAGATATAATTCCACTTTTAACACCAGACCACCAATCTTTAGCGGTTTCCAGTGCACCTTTAACTTTTGCTTCGATACCTTCTACTTTCTCGGCAGCTTTTTGTTTTACACTTGACCACCAATCTCTTGCAGTATCTAACGCACCTTGAACCTTAGCTGCAATATCTCCAATCTTCTCTTTTGCCTTTTCCTTAACATTAGACCACCAGTCTCTTGCGGTATCTAATGCTCCCTGAACCTTAGCTGCAACTCCAGCAACTTTTTCTGCTGCTTTCTGTTTCACATCGGACCACCAGTCTTTCGCTGTATCCAATGCTCCTTCGACTTTCGCAACCAATGTAGCTGCTTTGTCCTGAATGGAATCCCATCCTTCTTTCAGATTTGCAATCGCACCATCTGCCTTTTCTTTCGCTTCTGCTACCAACGATGCAGCCTTATCTTTAACAGATTCCCAACTTTCTTTTAAAGATGCAAGTGCGCCTTTAACCTTTTCTTTTACCTCAGCTTCCAGTTTGGCTTTTTTATTCTTAATACCTTCCCAAAGCTTCTTGAACGCTTTGATCGGATGAACATTTTTCTTTACCCATTTCAATAAATTTTTGAAACTTGTTACAATGCCCGATAAAAATTTGGCGAACTTAGATTTTTTAATCTTATCCCAATTCTTCCACAATAATAATCCAGCTGCGATCAGTCCACCAAACACCGCTACGGCAATTCCTACAGGGCCTGTTATCAACGAGAAAATCAGTGGAAGATTTTTAAATACGCTGATGATCGCTTTTAATGGTCCACCTAAGAATGTAACCACTTTTCTAAATGTGCCAAATGCAGTTGCAACTTTGGTTATGATCGGAATTACAGCTGTCACAAAAGAAACTAACTTAAATGCACCAAAGAAACTCGCTATCACAATTGCTATATTTTGCACCGCACCCTGATGTTTATTGATCCAGTTTGCTAATCCGTTCAATCCCTTAACCAGAAGATCTAAGAATCCGATGATCGCATCTCCGACAAAGTTAGCAAGCGGTTTGAATAAGTGATCCCATGCCCACTGCCATAATGGCTGCAATGCTTTGCATACTGCTGTCAGTACATTTAGTGCTGCGGCTAATAATTCAATCAGTTTTGGAGCAAGTTTCTGCATTGTCCATTTTCCAAGTGGAACCAGCATGTTCTTCCAGATCCATTTGAAAGCACCTATTGCAACCTTACTAAATGCACTAAAAGCTACTCTTAGCTTATCAATTGCTTTTCGTAGATTATCATAGCCTTTCCCAAGTTTCGTAGCTTTTTCATCCTCTCCCTTGGGAAGAGAACCCATATCTACAGTACCGCCAGATGCTCCACTGCCTGCAGAACCTGTACCAGAAGATGGTGTAGAACTCTTTGATCCAGATGATCCTTTTGTTTCAGTCAATTTATTGATCTGATCAAATCCCATCAATCCAGATATCTTCTTTGCCGTCTTTTTGGCTGTGTCTCCAACTTTCTTTGTCGACTTATTCAGCTTATTTGCGGAACTTGTCGCATTGTTTAAGCTGTTAGATACCTTTCCTGCACTTGTCGCCGTCTTATCAAGACTTGCTGACGCTCCACTGGTCTTCTTGCCCATGATCATTGCTGTAAACGACTTGAATGCATTTGCAAGAGTCATCAGCTTTCCAAGAACGGTGTTGATTACTTTAACGATTGGCAAGAATAAATTAATCAATCCTTGTCCAATTGAAGCTTTCAGGGAATCAAATTGCAAAGATAAAATCCTGATCTGGTTCGCCCACTGATCAGAGGTCCTTGAAAAGTCCCCTGTCGCATTTTGCAACTGTTGCTGCACGAATGCATATCTTAAGGCTACTTTCTCCTGTTCTGTCATGGCGCTGGTCGTTTTACCGAATCCATTTGCCAGTGCGTACTGATCAAGAGCTGTCTGTGTCATTACGATTCCTAAATCTTTTAACGTCTCCGTTTCTCCGGAGAACACGGATTTCAGTTTTGTAAATGCTTCATCCTGTGAAATGTTATAGAATGATGCCACATCTCCGGCAAGTCCAGTAAGAGCCGTACTCATCTTGTACGATTCTTTTTCAGAAAATCCAAAAGCATTTGCCATCGCCCCGAATGTTCCTGTAAACTTCTTTGCCATCGTTTCAGAAAGTCCAAATGTACTTGCTGCGTTTTGTGCAAATTCGTTTACTTTTTTGTTCATTGTTGGAAATACTACATCGACAACGTTCTGTACCTCTGTCAGATTTGATCCTAGCTCAATACAGTCTTTCGCAAAACTTGTTAATCCTTTTACAGCAAAAGCACCGGCAAGCATCTTTCCTGTTTTCTTTGCTAGGTTCTGTATCCCACCTAACTGTTTATTAAATTGTTGCTGATTGATCACCAGATCTAAGCCAATCTGTCCTGCACTATCTGCTTCCATACTTATCACCTACCTTGCTTTTTCACAAAGTAGGCTGGCTTAGCTACTACAACGGTGCTTACCTATGCTCTTCCCTTTGCGGATCCATACTATATTTACCTGTTTGCATCGGGGACATTTAATTTCCCCTTTTACATATTCTGCGACCATCAATGTCTGTCCGCATTCCTTACATTTTATCTTTTCAATTTGTTATACCTCCTGCCATATCAATAAATGCCTGCTTCATCGTTTCTAAGAAATCATTCGTTTCTTTTTCTGTCTTTGTCTTAGCGGCTTTTCTTCTCCACTTGTTTCTGATCTCTTTTTGTTCCGAAGTAAACTCTTTGATCACTTCATTGTCATCTTCTAATCGGATGGATACGATCCGTCCTAAGGATGTATCTGGTCCTATTCCACAAAGCAGCGCTTTGAACTCGTGCCATTGCATTTCCTTAAATTCTTTGGAATAGATTCTGATTCCATACTGCTCCGCAAATGAAGATACGATCAGGTCCCAATCTTCAAACAGATCATATCCAGGATCAACTACTCCCCCGATTCTTCTTCACCATCGGTTCCAGAAATTAATGAAATTGCTTCCTGAACAACTACGGTATAATCATCAAATTTCAAATGAAGCTTTGCTAAGTCTTTCTGTGCTTTATCTGTAAAGATCAGCTTGCAAAGTTTTGAGATCGTCCCTGGAGTCACATCGTCTTCTGCATCTCCTAACTCTCCCATGACTTCGATCATAGTTGTCGCATCTGCATTCACTTCATATTTCTTTCCGTTGATCACTAATGCCGGATTCTCTTCAAATTTCAGCTTATCTGTAATATCTACTACTTTTCCCATTTTATCTCCCTTTCAAAAAAGGAGAGGTTTCCCTCTCCTAAACTCCTGGTGTTACTGTTGGTTTACCGTTGCTCTGTACTTCAAATTCCAGAGGTGCAACTGCTGTAGAATCTCCTGCTCCTACATTTGTCACATTGATAACTGCACTTGCAAACTTTACAACTGTTTTGTCCGGGAACGTCCACTGAAAATCTTTTTCTACATTCCTTCCATTTTTCCATGCCAATCCTGCAACCGCATCATTTCCGGCATCTCCTACATTTCGTTTTGCTGTAACTGAGATCGTAACGGATTTTGCGGTCATTAATCTGCGTGTCCACCCTTCTGTATCAAAGGGATTCCATTCTTCTACGCCGTTATCAAAGGACACATCAAATGTTTCACAGTCTGCGATATCTTTCATAGCTGCTTCTGATCCAGATGCTGCAGTGTCGATCTGAAACTGATTTTCGTAGCAAGGATATACTCCGCTTCTAGCTGTTTCGCTCATCGTCTACCTTCCTTTCGTAATAAATGTCAAACCAAATGACACGTTCGTAGATTCCTTTATCATCCGTTCCAACATCTACTGGCTCAGGAACCTGCATGGATAAGAAATCTACTTTTGTATCTTTGATCATGAATTGTTTCTGTGTTTCTAATATTTCAAACAGTTCGGCTGCTGCCTGTTCTGTTTCTTTTGAATTGTTGTTCCAGTGGACTAAGACAGATATACTTTTCGTATCATATTTCTTATATCCACCTACTGCGTACCGTTTTGGGGCATAGGAACTTCGTTGATACACTCCAATGGATCTGTCTTTTTTGTTGTCTAACTTTCCTGTGTAATAGTGATCAGCTTCAAATACTGTTTTCAGCCAGTCTTTTACATCTGCTAACAAAATCATACACCACTCTCCCTTCGGTACAGTTTCTTAAATGCTTTTTGCGCAAAATCTTCATACAATCCGCCTGGAAGCCAAGGATTAAACCATTCGCCGCCTGCAAATGGATTTTCGTATGTTTGAAAATGATATTCTGGGTGGAAATACAGTCTCCTGGCATACCGTGTCGTAGATACAATCCTCGCACGTCCTATTTTGCTGTAAGTATAATCGGCAAATGTATTATCAATTAGATTTCCTGTATCAAACGGCATGACCTGAGCTTGTTTAACTTCATCATGTAAAGCCTCTGCTGTCTTTTCCAGTGCTGTAACTTGTGCTTGTGAAAGCTCCCGAAGTCTCTGTGTGTTGATTTTTATAATTGAATTGCAACGGATCATCACATCAACTCCAATCTGGTATAATTGACTGTCCCATCAGGATTTCTTGCTTTCTCTCCACTTACGATCGCTCTCTCAACTCCAAAGACTGTTGCGACACCGCAACTGATCACTGGTATATCTGGGGCGATATCTCCACAAAAAAGAGCAGATCCCGTAACCTGTACGATCTTCTGCTCATTTGTCATAACTCTTTTCGCTTTATCTTGATAATTACATTTGAAATCTGCATCGATCAGAGTGATCGGCTGCCCTTCCTCTCCAATCTCTTCGCTGTCAATTCGAATGTGAATACCCGTCTGACACATTGATTTTGGAATTAACTCTGGCCATTTCATCAGATCGCCCCCAATCCCCTGCAGCACAATCCTGTCTGCTCTAACATTGCGTAATTATCAGCTCGCATGATCACGCCATCCTGAACTGTTACATTCCATCCGCCAGCATTGATCCCCATGGATACGCCATTGATCGAATAAGAACTTAAGACACTGTTGATCAGAGATTCATTCTCTGCTTCAAAATCTGCCTGTTTACAAACAACCAGACGGACCACATCTTTCTGAAATTCTGTCAGATTCTCAAATCCCCTTGCTACAATACGGTTAAATGTAAGTGTGTCAATGTGTCGGCTTGCGATATACAATCTCTTTTCAAGATCATCCGTTGTGATCACACCGCTGACTTTTTCATAATACTCCTGATCTGCATAAGAGGCGAGTGCCATATGCACCACCTCCTACACTTCGGTATATTCCGTAGTGTCTACGTCAACGTAAACAGAATCAACCTTACCGTCTTTTCCATTTGGGAATACGAATACATCAGATAAAGTTCTGTTCTGATACAGATAACCATCGCCCTCTGTATGTGTTCCTGGATCAAAGTAATAGATGGATGAGATCTTAGGCACTGTTTTGCATGTCTGTCCGCATGCAATCAGTACGTTGATCTTATGTGATCCTGTTACAGATTTACCTGCGTCTTTCTTTACTGGTGCAAATCCGCCTTCTTCAACTTCCCAGTTAAACTTATCATAGAAGCGTTCATCATCGATAACTTCCATAAGTGTCACACCATCGATGTCAGTTACTCGTGTTTCGATTCCCATACCGCCTTCTGCGATCTGAGTCATCTCAATCTTACGAGTAAAATCTGTAGACAGTTCTAACAGATCCATGATCGCAGATGATACATACATGATCAGTGATCCATTCGCTTTGTATCTGCGAAGTTTTCCTGCTGCAAGGAATCCTTTTAACTTGCTGAATACATTTGCTTTTGTATACTCACTGGAAGCTGTTGAGCTGTGATATCCAGTCACTTTCTGCGCAGCCTGTGCTACTTTAGAGAAGAATAACGCATCTGTTTCTGGAACTACCTGAGTCTGTTCAAAGACTTTAGAAATATTCTGGATAGATGCTGTTGCGTTTGTCTCATCGACATCTGCTTTATCAACAAGGAATGATACATCTCTGTCGTGTTCCACTGTAAACGCAGTATCTGTCTGTGCATAAGTTCCTTTATTCCATCCGCCATTTCGACTATGGTTTTTGAATCCAGATACAGACATCTGTGTGAAGTGGAATGTTTTCGCATCCAACCACGTTACATTTGATGTTACGAATGGAGAAGTTAATGTTCCCTGCATTAAGATCTCCAGGAGTTCCGGCTCCCATACCTGTGCATAATTTAATGCCATTTTTTCTTACCTCCTAATTAAATCGGTTCCATCGTTTTGTTGGTACCGCTTTCTGCTGTGGTGTATTGCCACCAGTCTCTCCGCCATGCTGCTGACCAACTCCGATCTGACGGAATCCTGTCTGCTGCTGTTCCTGTGGTTTTAACTGTGGCACATCTTCCAACACTTTGTTTAATGCTTCTTTTAATTTTTCGGAATCAATCTTTCCATCCTGTACGACCTGCGACACATCTGCCAGTTTTAACACGTAAGGCATTGTTTTTAAGTCGATTCCAAGTTCTCCAGATAACTTATAGGCATCACGCTCGATCATAGCTTTCTGCGCCATCTGTTGCGCGTTCTGTGCCTCATTCTGGATCGCTTCGATGTTTGGCTCATTTGCAGCTTTCTGCTGCTTAAATGCCTGCATTGCCTGTTCAGCTTCTTCCTGACTTAAGCCCTGCTGTTTAAAGTAAGCTTTTAATGCAGTGTTTTCTTTTGCTGCTAATGTTCCATCCAACATTTGCTGAATCTTATTGTAGTCAATCTGTGGCTGTGATGGATCAGTTGCCGGCGGAGTCTGATTTGCTCCTGGCTGTGGTGCAGGTTCTCCCTGTCCCCCTGTTGGTTCTGATCCTGGTTCCGCAAAAAACTGTAGATTCATGTTTAATTTCTTTTTCATTGTTGCTCCTTTCCATTTTGTGGGTGTCTCCCAATTATCCATTGTCTTCGGTGTCACCGCCCACGCATCTTTTACCCTCTTATCGTGTTTGGAGCATAAAAATAAGACGTCTTAACGGAACGTCTGCTACCGAGATTTATGGATCACCTCTTACTTTCTTGCCTTGGTACTTCTTTTTGGTTTTTCTTCTTCCTCAGTTCCTTCCTGAGCTTCTGGTTCTTCTACTGGTTCAACGATTTCTTCCGCTACACCTGCTGCGATCAGTACCTGACCTCTTTCATCTGTAACGTCGAACTCATCCCCAACATGTTTTTCAAAACCAAGTTCTCTGTCGTGATAATTGTAAGTTACTCTTACTTTCATTGTTGGTCCTCCTTTCCTTAAAAATGGGTATAAAAATACCACTAACCATTTCTGATCAGTGGTACTAAATACGTCCTTCTTTTTTTAATTGTTCAATCTCTTCCTGTGTTAATTTGATTGGTTTTGTCGGCTCTGAAATTCTATCTTTATATGCCTGATAAGATTCTTTTTGTTCCTTTGTCATTTTCATATAATCACCTGCAATTCTATTTCATTTTCTTTCTTTGATATTACCTTGAATAAACTATCTTTGTCAAGTAATAGCTCTCTTTGTTTTGGATATTTACTAAGTTTTTCTATATATGCGCATTTACTGCCTTTCGGTGCATAAATTGTAACCTTATATTTCTTATCTAGCGCTGCTTTCTTTACTACTGAAGTACTGATAAACTGTTTTTCTTTAAATATATCACCATCTGTTAAATCTGAATATAAATCTAAATCCACATTTCGATAACAAATTACATCGTGCCTTAATTCATTCTTTTGTATAGCTACAGACAATGTTCTCGCATATTCTGCAAGAGCTGTATCTTCTGGTCTGTCACCTCTAAGCATTCCATTCAATCGTTCAAAAAATCGATCGGGTTTTCTATCACCAGAATTATATGTATATTTTTCGATTGCGTGTTTTTCTTTTCCTGACAGGCTTTCAATCCAACTCGCAGATTCCTTTCTCAAAACATCGACAACTCTATTTTGTGGAAGTGCCATAAAATTAGCAAGTGGTCTCTTTGATTCAGCATATTCCTGACTGCTTTTGTTCCCTGTCCGCATTCGTACATGTTTCCATTGTTCTTGCCTTGAAGCATATACTTTTTTATTCATTGGATCCAAAGAATAATTAGCCAGTCTTCCAAACTTCTCTTCCTGTCTTTTGGCATATTGTTGTTTCTGATCATCTTTATAATCCTCCTCAACCTGTTTGATCTCTTTCTTTGAAAACTTATCATCTGGCGGTGTACTGATTCCAGGAAAGTATGTTGCGTGACTGTCTTTGCAGTTTGGATGATAAAGTCCTGCTGCCATTGCAGAACTCATCAATGGATAACTTCCATCCTCACTGCTTCCACCACTCCACACATCATCAATTAAAATCTTTCCAACAAATGGCAAGCACTTTGGACACGGATTCCCTCTCTTGTTCATGATCACGAGGTGACATCCCCATTCCTTACGCTTTTCTCCCTCTCCAGTAAGATAAGCTCTCTTACTTGCTGTTCGGATTGCCATACCTGCGTATTCCTCAATCCTATGCATTGATCCATTCTTGTACTTGATGCATTGGATACCTGCAGCAAGAAAATCCTTTGTTGCCATATCTACGGCTTTTTCATAGGTACCAACTCCACTGTTTGCATATACCTGTGCATTAAATATCGTCTTTCGATACTGATCATTTGCACGTCTTAGCATCGCTGTCTCTGCACTATCCATATCTGAGACTGTCGCATCGATCAGTGCATTCATCTTACGATCATTAATCTTGAAGAATGCTCCATCGATATCTCCTGAACCGCCAGATGCCTGCCCGATCGTTTCGAGGATATGTGCTTCCTGGTCAAGGTACCCACGTTTTCGAGATTCGCTAATAATCGCAGGAATGCTTGAATTGATTTCTTCAAATTGGCCATTATATTTTTTAGCATTTCTCTTGCGGTACTCTTCTAAAGCTCTTAACTGTTCTGCCTGCCACATCCCCCATTCGATACCTTCTTTTGTTTCTTCTGCTCGGTGTCGCTGCATATTACGCATCATCGATGCGATCAGTTCATCTTCTATCCGCTTAAACGCTTCTTGAATATCGTAATCATTCATCTTTCACCTGTGTTGTAATACACTTTATACCCTTGTCTTTTGAACTCTCGTTTCATCTCCTTGAGCTTTGACATGCTGCTGCACCTGTCCTTTCTCATCTCGATGATTCCGTTTTTTTCAATCGCATAAATACCAAACGGAACGTGATTACTCATCTGTCTTAGGAACTTTTTTGTCTCCTGTCGGCTCATCCTGTACGAGTGGTTCATTATCATCACTACCATTTATTTCTCCTATCTGAAAATCTCCTGCTGCCGTATTGACTGCCGGATCTTCTACTTCCATGATTCCTTGTTCTGCTTTCAGTCTTGCGACCTCTTGTTTCTTCCATTCATCGTCTCTGGAATCGCCATACAGCTCGTCCACACAAGCTTCAACGCTCATGACTCCCTGTGATCTTCCTTTTCCAACAGTTTCAACCTGGCTCTCGAAAGATGGATTGGCATATTCTCCAAACGTTACATCTACCTCGACATCATCATTACTGCTCTGTCCATTTAGTTCACGGTATGCTTTAATACTTACCTTGATCAGACTTTGCAAGTCTTCCTGCAATGCACCTACGATCGCATTTCTGCTATAAAGTGTAGCTTTCTCTTTTTCTCTCTGTGCATCTGCGTTATCCAGTTTCTTTACGTCAATCCCTAACGTTGACGGACTGATCAGACCTTGCAGACATAAATCCAGTGCTGTTATGTATGCTGATAGATAGCTTTCATGTGGAATCTCTGGTTGCTGTAATACGATCTCATTCTTTGCACCTTCGTGCATGTCGGAATCTGTTTTGATGTATCGATTATCAAATGGATTCACTGGTAATGTCGCTCCTGTTTCTGGATTTCTTGGAATGAAACATTCTGGAATATACTCTTTGCTTCTTCCAGCCCGAAGTGCATCCATCCATTGGCTGAATGCTTCATCAAAGGCATCGAACGCATCAATCTTACGATCAAAGATACTCTGCCCTCTACTATCCCATTTTCCAGATTCAAAGAACATAAGCGGTACAGCGAGCATATATTCGCCACGTTGCTTAACTTCTCCATCTTTACCTTCCTGGTATGTTGAGAATGCCAAGTTCTGCAAGTTTCTTGTTTCATCCAGTGCATCAAGTGGTACTTCCTTATCATCACATGTCAGCTTGTATTTGATATACCCATAGCCGTAATACTCATGCAGGATATATTCTCTTCTTTTGTAGTCATAAACCGTTTTGAACTCAATCTCTGTGATTCTGCCACGGTTATTCTTAACCTCAAGTCGTTCTCCAGGATAGTACTCAATGATCGGATACTGTGAAAGACTTGTATCAAATGTGACCTTAAAAGCTCCATCTCCGATGTACAGAGTTTCTTTCGTCGCTTTCTCCAGTCGCTTCTTGATCTTGTTCTCTTTCGCGATCTCATCCCAAATATCTTGATCTTGCTTCTTTTTAAAATCAAAATCGTTTAGACTGGCAAGAGTCACACTTGTGAGCATGTCCACGATCAGCGATGGAAGTCCTGTATGAATCTTATTGATCTCCATCCCTGGACTGCACTTCGCCGCCCAGAAACTCTGCCGACTTGTATTGATAACAAGCTGTCGGTACAGCTGTTCCAGTTCGTTGCTGTCCCCTCTGTACCAGATACGGTTTTTAATTGCATTTGCTTCGTAGTCCAATGTTTCAGTTATGTTGATTCTTGAGGGATTCGCCGGCTGTACATTTAACCAACTGCGAATCCCTCCTTTTACTTTTTCCATGATATTATCCACCCATTTCATCTTTGTCTCCTATTTGCATCTTGTATGGCAGCCATGCATACTGACTGGCATTGATCGTATGGTCGTTTCTATCCTCTGGTTCATTGTTCTTGTCTTCTTTCCAGCTGTAACGTTCAAGTTCTGATATATGGCTAACACAATGATCAAGAACTAAATATGCATCCTGTTGCAGCCATGAGATCTGTAGCAGGATTCTGTCTATGATCGTTGTTTTCTTGTATGCTGGAATGAAATTATGCGCACTGCCATGCAGACGTTTGTGTTTGTTTAACTCTGTGATCGTTGCCTGATCGGCAGAATCTATGAATACATCTCTTGCGAATCCCCATTCTTTCCTGTTTGTTTCCAGGAAGTCTACAAAGTTTCGCACCGTATCTGATGGTGCTAGTGGGATTGTCAGATCTGCATTGCTGTAAATCTTCTCATCTACTGTGATCACTCTGCGATCTTCTGTGATGATCTGGTAAATCATAGCAATCGTATCTTCCGATTCAGAAGAGTAAGAAGTATCCAGACCTGCTGTGATGGTTTTTATCTTGATCTTTCCATCTTTTAGCTGTTGCTTTAACCAGGCTTTTGTCTTAACATGACGTTTCCGATCAAAATTAGAAAAGACAAGACCTGTTGCTTTTCCTCTTAGCCCTTCAATCTTGTTCTTCCAGATTTTCGTCCCTTTCGGAGTATTTGCAATGATCTTGTCTAGTTTTTCTTTCGGTAATCCTAAATTATGAACAAAAGAAAAGAACCAATGGACCCAGTTAGGTTTTGGTTCTTCTTTTAACTCATCTTTTATTTCTTTTGGTGTTTCCTGTTCCCATTCTGGTAGTGGTCTGGAACAATTTATATATTCTTTGTAGATCGGCAGTGCCGGATCATCAGGGTTTAGTGTTGCCATCAGGTAATCACAACGCATCGCTGATTCTCGCACAAAGTCAATATCTGCTGTATTGATCTCATCAATGTATAAACAACCATACTGACCACCTAAGGCTTTCTGCCATTTTTGTTTGTCTCCATATCCAAGTACATAAATAACTTTATCGCCTTTGCTTGTGTGATACAAAAGGTGTGGAATCTTATCGTCTTTGGTTCCGTTTCCGTGGTACTCGACTAACTGCCCAAAATCATCGATGATACCAAGGTCTTTGTTGATGATGTTCTTTTCTGCAGTACCGGTATCTTTCGCTGCAAGGATATGCAGTTTCTTTGGAGATTCTGCAACTTTCAGCATGAACTTGAAAAGACCTACTGTCGTTTTACCTGCTGCCGTTGTGCCTTCCAGGAACTCTACTGGTGCATCACATCTGATAAATGCTTTGTACTTTTCTGACAGCAGCAGACGTTCATCACTCATTTACCCACCTCGCATCTGATTAATCAGATCATCAAGTTTGGATTTTTCTTCTTCCAGGCCAGATACTTCCATACGGTCTTTGAACATTCCAAGATGTCTTCCTAACAATTCTAACGCTTTTCCTTTATCATTCAGCTTAATTTCTACGCCGTTACGTCCTTCTTTGATTCCTGCGATCGCTCTTACCATCATGTCGGATAAATCCGTGGTATTTTTTATGATTACCTGCCCGTCCCGGACCTCTGCATAATCTGTAGCTTTCGCAAATGCAATTGCCGCCAGTTCTTTTACTACCTGATCTTGTGTTACCTCTGTACGCTCCTGACGTTCTTGCATTCGTTCCTCAATATATTTTTTAATGTTAGCATATGTTAGCAATCTGCTGCCATTCGCTCTTGCTGTTTCATCTTTTTTGATTGATGGATAAGCTGTTTTGTAAGCCCGAGTGGCATTCAAATCAATCAGATATTCATCACAAAATCTTTTCTGTTTATCTGTCATTCAGGCTCACTCCTTTCTTTCGTATCGTTCTCTTTATTTACTACTCTTTACTGTAAATGGAACAATGGATTCTGGAATATAATTCACTTCATATTTGTACTTATTAACTTTTGCTCCGCCAAGATCTTCGATCACATACATACTGTCTTGATTCATGCCGATGATATGTTTCTTATATGTCCCATCTTCTGTCTCTACAATAAGTTTTACTTTCTTACTGCTGTCTGTTTCTAACGAAAATGCTCCAACTAGTTCAAATTCTACTTTATCTGTTCTTGTATTGATCACTGCAAATCTGCGCAATACATTAAAATTATCTGCTTCCTGTGATACATTGCTAGATACCTTATCTGCTTCTGTGCATGCAGTTAATGTTCCGCCAATAATCGCCAATCCTAACAATGCTACTAGAAATTTCTTTTTCATGTTAATATCTCCTTATTCTACAAACATCCAATCTTCTGCCAATAGATCTGTCTGCGATGCTAACCACGGAACCAGTGTATCGTCTGCTGCTTTCATAACAATAAATTCTTGCAGATCATTGATATCTTTTCCTGTATACTGCTTATACATCTGGCACCCTACTTTTGGTGATTTGAATAGATACATTCCTTTTCCATTCCATCCTTTTCTTGTAACTCTTAATCCACGTTTCATGTACTTGATAGCATCTCCAAAGCTAAATGTAGCTACTCCACCAAGTACAGGACAGTTCTCTGGATTTGCCACAATCCATTCATTGGATAAGATGTTAGACAGTGTATACTCAACTCTCTGTGTCTCTCTAATATCAAGTAGATCTCCCTGTCCTTTGTCAGTGTCTTTCGGTCTGCACTGCATCATAATTGATTGCTTTTCCACATCCCAGTACCAATATCCGCCCCAAGATGGAAGTTTTACCTTGCGTCCTTTTTTCATTAATTCAAATGCATCTTTAAAATTCATATCTCTTTCCTTTCTAAATTTAGGCATAAAAAGACTCGGGGTCCGAAGATCACCCGAGTTCATTCTTATAACGTATTCTTCTCTTCCTTTTTATCAATTTCAGTACATATTTCTCTTGATTTTTTACATATATGTTCTTCATCAATCCCTGCTAAATGTAATGATAATTTGACCAAAAGTTCATCTTTAATTTCTTTGTTTTTTATTTCTGAAGCCAATTTAACTGATCTATCTATATTGGTATCATGCATCAATGTCTCAAAAAATTCTGATATTTTTTCATTAGATTTATCTGATAATTTATAAAATAATGCAGACACCGCTTCTATAATTGCACCTGATAATACACCTATTGTTTTGGCCTCCATGAATACTGCACTGATTATAATAACTGCAAATCCAACAATGCTCCCCCAAAAACTTAGTCTGAACGACCATTTCGATTGCGCTAATCTTTGTTCGTGATAATGACTTTTTGCTTTATTGGGCATCCACGAATCATCAGAATGTGATATATTCGCTTTCTTTGGATTTAGAAATTGTTCTTCTCCTGAATCAAAATTAAATTCCGTCTCTCCCACTGCTTACTCCTTTAATAATCCTGTTGTAATTGCATTAATCAAAACTGTATTTCCACAATTTTTACATGTTACAGGTATAACTGGAGTAATTGCACTGTTTCCACCAATTATAATATTTCCATCTTGAAATTCTCTTAATTCAAAAAATTTATCTGTAACGCTCCATTCTCTTCCTCCGCATAGAGGACATGAAACTCCTCTCCATTTCGTATTAAGAAAATTGATTATCTCATTACTATCTGCTTTTTTCATATTCATTCTCCAAACATGCTTTTTTATACATTTTATCATTTTATGTTTTGTAATTCCAGACATTATTACACATCCTTTCATTAAAAAAGCACCAAACGGTGCTTAAAAAGATGTCGGAGAACTCAAAGATATTTCATCTAATTGCTCTATCCTATATATTAGCCTATTTTTTGCGAACGTGACCGAACATTTTCTAATTTTCTTGAAAAAATCTTGTATTTCTCATTCTACAACTGTCTTCTGTATAAGCCACTCGCCTTTTAGGGTGTAACTGATTCATCTTATGTGCCACCTGCAGCCACGTCATGCCATCAATGTAATAAAATCTAAACATCATTCTTAGTTCGCTTTTCTCAATACTATTTATATATTCTTCCGCTTGATTCATGAGTTCCAGAAGTTCATTTTCTTTTTCGATCAACATAGCTTTTCGCTTATTAAGCAGCAGCTTCTTTCTGCTAAGTTCTGGTACTGGCATACCTTCCACCACAAAATGCTGTATTCCACCCATGCCACCGCTTACTGTGTCTTTTACAGTTCCTTCTTCTGCAATCTTCCAGATCTGCTTTTCAGTCTCTGTGATTCTTCTCCTTAAATCTTTAATTTCTTCTTTCATGTCACAATATTGGATCAGTACGTTCTTGTCCACGTTCTCCCCTCCTGTTACGATTTATTATCTGCTGCCTTATCCGATCTGTCATCTCCTGGTACTCCTGTTTGTATTGCACCCGATCAGCACAAATGCCCATGCAGTTTAGTTCTGCACAGGCTTTGCATGGATCAATCATATCTGCCTACCGCTCTTTCTTTTCATTTGTCGGTTTCTTATGATCGCTTTTCTTGCATTTGAGTAATAAAGTCGTGATTCTTTCTCTTTTCTTCTTAATTCCTGTTCCTTTGCCTTCCAGGAAAGATACTTCTCACATCCTGTCTGACAAGCAACTCTCTTTGATCCGTGCGATCTATCTTTACAATTTAGGCACGGACAATCTCTATATGCCATTTATGTATCAACTCCTTATCTAAAACATTCTCAATGTCGCTACCATCAATAGTGTTAGCATCAAATATTTTAATACTCTATATTGATCATTCTTTGCATCGTAGTATAAAACTAAAACTCCATCTACGATTGCCATGATCATACAGAGAATTTGAAACGCAATATCTAAATTACCAATCAT